TTAGTCTACAACCTTTATTATCTTAATCTTTTCGGGCAAAATACTGATACCTACATGATCACCATTATCCCATACATCATTGGTATCTACATAAATATCCTCTCCCCAATCCGATGAAACGGTGAGGTGGTAATGATCGCCTTTATAAAGGATAAAACGCACATCGCCGGTTAATGTTCCGTCTTCTTCATTGTCATGCAGGATAATATCCTTAAATGCCACCACTACTTTTACTTTCTCGCCCGGTTCGATATCCTTTACAGGCAAACACTCGAAGTGACAACCCAGGAAGTCAACATGACTTTCGTCTATCATCTCTCCCTCGAAAGAATTGCATACACGCTCCTTCTTCATGATATGGATGTCAAACGGTTTGACCAGCAGACCTACTTCCTGCCCCACGTCAAAGTGATGGTAGTCTTGCACGATAAACTCATAACCGTTTGCCACAACAACCATCTCATAATGCACTCCCTTGAAGATAGAAGAAGTGACTGTACCCGTAATCTGTGCAGCATCCGAAAGAGGGAAAATATACCAGTCTTCAGGGCGAACCACCACATCCACAGGCATATTCTCACCAAAACCTTCGTCCACACATTCAAACTCTACACCGGCAAAACGCACTAACTTATCTTTTATCATTATGCCGTTCAAGATATTACTTTCTCCGATAAAATCAGCGACAAATGAGTTGATGGGTTCATTATAGATATCTACAGGAGTACCTATCTGCTGAATACGCCCCTCACTCATTACTACAATTGTATCACTCAACGTGAGCGCTTCTTCCTGATCGTGTGTTACATATACAAATGTGATTCCCAATGTTTTATGCATCTCCTTCAGTTCCATCTGCATATCTTTACGCATCTTCAGGTCGAGAGCTGCCAGCGGTTCGTCAAGAAGCAATACTTCCGGCTCGTTCACAATGGCGCGGGCTATGGCCACACGCTGCTGCTGACCGCCTGAAAGCGAGTTGACATCACGATACTCATAATCAGTCATCCCCACCATACGGAGGGCTGCCTTTACTTTCTTTTCAATGATTTGTTTCGGTAGTTTCTTTAGCTTTAACCCGAACGCTATATTATCATATACATTCAGATGAGGAAACAAAGCATACTTCTGAAATACGGTATTTACCGGTCGTTTGTGCGGCGGAGTTTGTGTAATCTCCTGCCCTGCTATTCGGATTTCTCCTTCCGAAGCAGTCTGAAAACCGGCAATAAGGCGCAAAAGTGTAGTCTTTCCACATCCTGAAGGACCTAGAATCGTTACGAATTCTCCTTTTTTCACGTACAAGTTAATGTTATCCAATGCTATTTTATCGCCAAAAAACTTGGATACATTCTTGACTTCAATTATATAAATCCCGCAAAACGAAAAGCGATGGCCGTGAAAAACGAAAAGCGATTTTTGAAGCAAAAACGAAATGCGCTCAAAAATCCCGGTTACTCCCACCATCCGGTCAAAACACAAGCGTCGTTCAAACGCCTTTTGAAAGCTGTTTGAACGACGCTTTTTTATTGAATTTTCTCCTAAAATATCACTTAAAAACCCATTGCCAATTTAGCAAAAAATCGTATCTTTACATAGTAGTTATGCTGCCTCTTTGTATTCCGTCCCGTCCGCATTCTTAAACAGCATGATGTCTGTATAGGAGGAATTATAATTCATGCGCGCATTAAACTCCACTTTCTCGCTGCCTGTAAACAGGTTTCCTATGGTATTGTTCCTGCCCATCCAGTCGCATAACTCGATGATGGATGACTTATTGGAGGTAAAATAAATATAGTTCGTGCCTACGAGCGTCTGCAACACGTCTAAATAATCGGAAAGCCCCCAATTCATTATATAGGTGCCGACCTCGGTGGAAAGATACGGCGGGTCTATCAGGAACACGACATTCGGGATATCCTTGTACCTGCTGAACAATTCCCTGTAATCGCATGAAACGACCTCCAGCCCATCTAAATAGTCAAGACAAAGATCATAGTTACATTTACGCACGGTATTGTAAAATGTTTCTTTTCGCAATCCGTCCAAATTAGTGGCATACTTCATGGAAAAGAGCAGGGAGGTCGAAAGCGTGATATAGTCCACGTAACCACGCTCTTTTTCTTCCTGTTCTATCAGGGACAGGATGGCTTCTTTTGTTTTTTCAGGTAGGACTTTCTGACGGGGAACAGATGCCACCACCTCCCGAATCTTATCCAGCAAGGCATTGGTGCGTGGAATATTCTCCAACCGATGTCGATAGTTATCAAAGTCATTATATACAACGGTGGCATCAGGCTTTTGGCACTTGGTTATATGCGACAACAAGCCAGAACCACCGAACAGGTCTACAAACACGGCGTCATCCGGATAATGTTTCAACACCTTGATAAATTCTTTTGCGAACATTCGCTTTTGCCCCTGAAAAGGAAGAGGGGCTGAAAGATACTGTCTTCTCATTTGCTTCTGGTTTAAAAAAGGATTGCAAAAATCCCCTTTTTATCCCTATTGACTAAAGAAAACGACCGTAGCATGCTGCACGAGGGTTGCAGCGATTCTTATACATTGAGATCAAAACGGACCCCTTCCTCCCCCGCCAGCAACCGGCACGTCTTGTCTATGTTATTCTCGTAAATGTGCACGTTTCCTAGGTTCAAGGTGATCGACTTCAACGGCAGGTCAATCTGCCGTGCGATCAGGTACAAATGGTATATGTCAGCCGGGAGCCCCAGGTTGGCATCGGAACTGCGCTGGTAAGCAGACAGCACCAGGCCGTCATCTTCTATCTGGAACTGCACCAGGCTAAGGCATGGCACTTGATTGCTTTCGGCACCGGTCTCACCCAAAAACAGCACATAATTCTTACTACAACGTTTCTCCCGGTTTATTTTCTCTATCAGAGACGGTAATCGCTCAAAATAGGTCGGATAACTGTTTATAAGGATACTTCCACAATAATCCCACCAACTTATACCGGCTTCACGGTATTTCTCTACCGACCTCTCCCCCTTCATAAACAATTGAAGCTCATCACGAAGTTTCCGGCGGGCAATATTATGCCCCTCGAATATGTCCAGCAAGTCCAAAGGGGACAAGGACAATTGTTCGTTCAGGAGGTATCTAATGTTTCCTTTCTTGTTACTTTGAGTCTTTCCCTGGCCAAGTATCTTGTCCAGGATCATGTAATACTTGTTCATGGCTGATTCTTTTTGTTTTGCACGAGTAAAGATAGCGGAATCTCCCTCCTACCCACCATGAATTACATGCTTCACACTGTAAGCGGCTTGCAGTCACTTTGGAAACGTTTTATCAATCCGTAGACCTTGCGCTCGGATATACCGTACCGTTCTGCAAGTATCGCCACGATATACGTCATTTTTTCACCAGCCCTGAGTAGGTGAAAATAATCTGTATACAGATTGACATACCGGACATCTTCCAAACGGATACCGGATTCTAAAAGCCTCGTCAATAACTCACGATTGAAGTTTAATATCTCTATCACTTTCATACAAACAAAAATTTAGTACCTTTGCATCATCTCACTTACAAATGCGCATTCTTTGCGCAAATAATAAACCAAAAAAAGCCCATAGCGCGGCAGAGGGTATATGCCCCCGGTCGTGCGCTATGGGCGTTTTTGGTTAAAAGTAGGTGAGATGATTTTTAACAGGCCGGGGGCTTTTTTTCTATCCCTTCCCCCGCAGGGATTCATCCATTACCCGGCTTCATACAAAGCCAAGTCTAATGCGTCCTTTTTCTTCCATCCTTCAGACAACGCATCTTGTATGTGCTTCATCGCTTTCACGTAGAAATCCTGAAGGTCTGAAACCGTTTCAAACGTCCTGTAATACGGCTCATCATCCGCACCCAGCTTGAACGTCACTGGCAGGTTCTGCCCTCCCGTTTGGACGGCAAGATCGTATGCAGCTTTGTAGTTGAACTGGTTCTCGCTTGACAGCCATACCGGAATACCCTCGTATATGAATCCGGAAAGGATGGCCTTGTCAGTCTCCCGGTTATACCAAGCCGTAACCGTTGACCGTATCTCCTCGTCGGTCGGCTTATGGTTAAACTCCTCTTCCATGTAAGAAGCGGAATCGTCTTCCTTCTTTTGCACGTCCCAGCGGATGCGCCACTTTCCTTTCACCGGGTTCGTGCATTCCAGCAGCGATACACCGGCACTTCCTTCTACTCGTTTCATGTAAACACGTATTTGGTTCGACCTTTTCCAAACGTTTCCGTCTTAATGGTTGTCTCAAACGGAAAACCGTCCGGCATTTCCCTCACTTGTGCAAGGATGTTTTTCATTTCTTCCGAATTAGTGAAAAACTTCTTGGGCTCACCATTCTGCTCGATACTCACGATACAGCGGTCCTCACCCTGTTCTGTCTTGATTCCCGTTTCAAAGTCTTTCACTATGATGGGAAGGTTCACCAGTTCCCGGATGCTTACCACAGTGCCGGGAAAACGTTTCTTGCCGTCCTCCGGCTTATAGGAAACGTTCAAATCTTTAAAACTTTTCATTTCTTTGCCTGTTAATTTTTTAAACAACATATTACAATCCGCGTGCTTGGCCATACCATAAAAACTGGCCACCAATTCACGCCGTCTCCTTCTCGATTTAACCTCGTGTATCTTCCGGGCAAAGTTCTTTTTGATGCGCTTCCTTAAAAGCACACGATCGGGATAGATAACGTATCCCAAGAAATCGATACCCTCCGTCACTGGGAATATACGTTCGTTCTCCTTTACTTGAAGACCGATAGATTCTATACACCCGTGGACGACATCACGAATCTTCCACAATTCCGCTTTCGTTTCACCCAGTACCACACCGTCATCACAATAGCGGTAGTAATAACGGACGCCGTACCTGTCCTTCAAATAATGGTCTAAATAAACAGACAACAATAAATTGCCCAGCCCCTGCGAACTCCTCAGGCCGATACTGATACCCTCAGGCATCAGCCGGACAAAGTTATCCAGCATGGCGATGAGCTTCCTGTCCTTGAATATCCGGTTCACGCAATACATCACGAAATCTTGTTTCACGCTTTCGTAGAACTTCTTGATGTCAAACTTATAACAGAACCGCGTGCCTTCCGGATCTTCTTTCATATCACGGCGAATATACGCCATCAGATCGTGCGAGCCACGTTTTTTGATGCTGGCCGAAGTGGTTCGGATAAACCGTTTCCTCAAACGCTTGTCTACGATGGTCATGATAGCGTGTACGGCGATACGGTCTCTCATGCTTAGTACCTGAATACGCCGTAACTTACCACCTTCCACTATATCCCGTTCATGATAATCTTTCACCCGGAAACTTCCGGATGCGATCGATGCGGTCAGTTCATCCAATACTTCTTCCTTATGCGCAAGCAGGTAACGCCCTTGGCGGCTACGCTTTCTTTTCGTGCCGCGAAGGACTTGATCAAAGGAATCCTCCATATTGGACGGTTCTATAATCTCTTCTATTATGTAACCTTCTCTACGCATATCATATCACATTACGGCCACACGGCCTTCAATCTCCCGGGCCTGACTTCTTCGAGCCTTGCGGCCTACCAAACTCTACCCGACGCTTGATTTCTCAGTTTTCCAACCCTTCCGGGCCGCTGTTACTGGGGCTTGTTCCCCTCGGCTCCACGGTGGGGACAAGTCCCCGGTGTTGTACGCCGATTTTAATTTCCTTCGATTGTTGTTCAGACGGGAACCGATATTCGAATTCGAGTTCGAGGCATCGTTATTCGCATTCGCGTACGACACACCACCATTCGCATTCGCGTTATTGTACCCACGAAAAACCACACGGCTTAAAGGAAACGCCACCCTTTGGAATACAAAGGTATTATTTTTCATGCGGAAACACTGTTGATATTATATTTTCGACGGGCTTACGCCCGTTTTTCGTTCACTTCGAATCACACAAACGAAAACGCTTTACGCTTTGTCGCTTCGCTCCCGTTTTCGATCACGCTTTTTCGACTATCGCCTTGTACGCTTCCACGCTTTCCGCTTTAACGATCCGGCCGCGGAAGGCCAGACGGGAACCGATACTCGAATTCGAGCTCGAGGCATCGTTATTC